GCCTATCGTGTGGAGCGAGTGGAACAGCAGTTCAACCGCGTGGATCTTCCGTATCTGATCTGCCGGAGATCGGACGCATGAGTGCACGGGTGAAACTGATTGACCGCAGGCCAGAACTGCAGCGGTTTTTGCAGACCGCGGCGGGGCGAGTCGTGGAGGCGTGCAGCAAACGTTGTCACGCAATCGCGAGGCAGCTGGTGAGCAAGCGTTACACTCGACGACGGGAGCAGCGACGACGGGAAAGGCAGCAGAATGCCGAGGCGGCGACAGAGTAGTTTCACGAGGTTTCGCAAGACGCTGGTGAAGCGATTTGCGAAAGCCCGTAGACAAGCGGCACGAAGTGGCAAACGGCTGCAACGAACGGCACAGAGAAAACAGCGACGATTGACAAGCCGAGCAAAACGCAAGGCGGCAACGACATCCAGACGACTGAAGCGGGCAACCGCCAAAGCCGTCAAGCAAGCAAGCAGAAGACGCAAGAGCCTGACCCGGACTGCAAAAGCAGCCGGCAGGCAATTGAGGAAATGGAATCGGCAACGGAAGGCACGGCAAAGGGAGATCGAGAGAAAGCGGAGATCAGCCGCGAGGATTCAGAATCGTGAGTTTGGCCGTCTGGTGTTGGTTGGCAGTCAGCTGCCGGAGGAATTTGAAAAAGGCGTTCGGGCGACTGATCCGGGTGCAAGCCGTCCAGGTGAACCACCTCGAATGCGATCAGGCAAGGGCCGGAAGTCAATCACAATCGAAATCAGGATGAAGGGACAAAAGCCGGAAGGCCGGGTGTACGTGGACAAAAAGGTCGCGCCATATATGGCAATGTGGGAATTTCGGCAGGACGGAAAACAGCGACCGTTTTTGAAGCCGTCAGTGATGAACCACTTGAGTGAATACGGGCAGACGGTTGCGCAGGAAGTCAAGAAAACAGCAACGGGACCGAAGCAAAAGGCGCGAGTGCGATAATGGCGGACACAGGCATCGACAGACTGGTGGGCGAATGGTGGGCGCAGACACCGACGTTGTCCGCGTTGGTGCCAGTCAATCGAGTTGTGGCCAGTGTCGATGAATTCAGTGAGACGGAACAACAGGACGCGGACGCGGACGACTATTTCGACGATGCGGTGGTGTTCACGATTGCCACAGAGCCGGCATGGAGAACAAACAGCCAACGCGGGTATCGGTCGACCCTGACGCTGTCCTGTTTGTCGATCAATTACGACGCGGGGAAATCCATCGCGCAGGAGGTCGTGAGCCAATGGGCAGACAAAGGATTCACAGGCACCGCTGCAAAGGTCATTCAGGCGAGGCCGACGGGACAAATAACGACAGAACAGGACACGCAAACGGGCGTCTGGGACACACAGATCCAGTTCGAGTTAATGCACACCGGAGTTTGACAGATGGCAGACGTTTCAGTCACAGCAGCCAGTGTGGTCAAGACCACCACGACCGTATTTGCAATCGGTGTGGCCGGTGGCACTGTGACTGCTGGGCAGCCCGTTTATCAAGACACAACGGACAGCAATAAACTGAAGCCGGCAGATGCTGACGTGCTGGCGTCAAGCAAGGTGGCTGGAATTGCCTTGCATGGTGCGAGCGATGGCCAGCCACTGCAGTATGCCACCGGCGGCAACCTGACGTTCAACTCTGCCTTCACCGTGGGGCAGGTGTACGTTGCGAGCACAAACGCCGGCGGCATTGCACCGTACAGCGATTTGGCAACCGGTGACTTCGTCACGATTCTGGGCGTGGCAACCACTGCCACAAATCTGAAAATTGGTATTCTCTACTCCGCAATCGCCAAGCCTTGAAGGATAAACAGCAATGGCAGCAGGCACAGTGTTCAGTGGCAAGGATATGACGTTCAAGACGGGCAGCCCGGTAGCAGAAGAGGTGCACTCCGGACGCTGGGAAATCACGCTGACATCGAACAGCGGAAAGTACGCCAGCAACAGCACCAGCGGCTGGCGGAAGTCGGTCAAGGGAACGAAGGAATGGTCGGGCACAGTTCGCATCATGCTTCACGATGGCGAGTCAATGCCGTTCATTCTGAACGACGAAATCGCAGCACAGTTTCACGCTGACAGCGATGATTACATCAGCGGCACAATTCTGATTACCGAAGTTGGGCCGATCACGCTGGACGCTGACAGCGGCGACCCGGTGGCGATTGACTACAAATTTTCTGGACAGGGTGCGCCAGCATCGAGCGGCACCGCGTTTGACGTTGTCTGATTTTAAGGAGTTGCAACCGTGGCGGACGGTTTATTCAATCTCTGCAGTCGGCGGACTGTGGAGTTGACGAAGGACGACAGAACGTATCGGCTGGCATTTCGCACGCTGGCCGATTACGCACTCAAAGAGGCTGCGATTGTCCAGACGACCGGCAGCCCGTACAACGGGCTGGAAGCGATTGCGGACAGTCGTGTGCGATCTGAGGCGTTCAAAATTGCGGCGGACATTGCGGCACGTCCATTGATTGCCACAATGGAGGACGAGGAGCGATTTGACCGTTCGTTTCGCGGTCTGGCGTGGTCAGTCTGGCGGGCATTGTGTGTCAATCATCCGGATGAATTCCCGCCGAATGTCAGCAACACGCAAGGCATTCAGTTGGGGTGCGACTTCATCGCATGGTTTGGGGACGTGCGGAAAATCGTTGAAGCCGTCCACAAGGTTGAACAGAAAGACACACTGGGAAACTGAAACCGCCTGGGCAACCAGGCGCACCGATGCAGACGCGGCGCACCGTCCCGTGGGCTACGGTGTTCCGTGGGCTGTGTGAAAAGTACCATTGGACACCGGACACAGTCGCAAGTCTGACCATGTATCAGGCATTGATTTATCTGGGCTACTGGGCACCTGAGGACATCTTTCAACAGAAAACAGTCTGATGGCAATCACGATTCAGGAAGCACAGGTAATCTTCTCCGCGGACGGCATGAAGGCCGTACAGACGGAAGCCGGCAAGGCCGCAACAGCCATGCAGTCAATTGCCAGCAAAGCAGGTGCGGCTGGTAATGCACTGTCTGGCCTTCGGGGTGCGTTCAGCGGGCTGGGCGGAATACTGGCCACAATCGGGGCGACGACTGGCGCGGTGAAGATGCTGCAGCTGTCCGCAGACGCGGAGACCACAGCGATTTCGTTCGAAGTGTTGTTGGGATCTGTCAGCAAGGCCAAAAAGACGCTGGAGGATTTGCGAGCACTCGACAAGAAAACTGTGTTCGGTTTGCCGGATCTTGCCAGAGCACAAAAGTTGATGTTGAATTTCGGCATGGGGTCCGAAGAAGCCTTCACGACGTTGACGCAATTAACCGAAGTGGCACAGGGCAACAGTGAGCAGTTAATGCTGTTGGCGCGTGGCATGGCGCAGGTCAAAGCGGCTGGCCGTCTGATGGGGCAGGAAGCCAACCAGCTGATCAACAGCGGATTCAGTCCGCTGTTTGAAATCAGCAAGATGACGGGCCGAAGCATGGTGGATCTGAAGAAGGATATGGAAGCCGGGTTGATTTCGTTCGACATGGTGGCGAAGGCACTGGAGGCATTGACGACTGGCAGCGGACGACTGGCCGGCATGAATGACCGACTGGCCGCGACGACAGCCGGCGCGTACTCAAAATTCAAAACAAACGTGGAGATGACGGCGATAGCAATCGGTTCGGCATTGTTGCCAGAACTGAATGCGATGCTGGACGCAGTCAACGGCACTTCCGAAAGTTTTGATGGCGTTGGGGCCGGTGCATCGTTGTTTGTGGCGAACGCAAAGGCGATGTTTCAGTCGTTGCAGGATAATCTGGCAGACTTCGCAATCGTGGCAACAGTCGCATTGCAGCAGGTGCCGAACACATTGCAGTTGATGTTCCAGGACGTGAAAACGTGGATCGGCCAATTGATCGAATACGCGGCATCTGCCGGAGTATCCATTGCAAGCCGTCTCAGCCCGTCGGTATTGATGGGCAACGCAGAAGCCACCCCAATGCCCACACTGGAGTTTGCGGCAAGCCAGAGCCGCGGCAGTGCGATTGAGGCCGTGTTTGGTGAGTTGGAGCTTGCCCGTCGAATGCGAATTGAATCGCGACAGGAAGCGGGGCGAAAGGATCTGGAAAGGCGGTCGAGACTGGAAGCCATGCAGCAGGACCGCGGACAGGCACCACCGACTGAGTTTGCAGCGACCGCAGCCGTGCAGGCCGTGGCGGAATCGCAGATCCAGCGCGGCGGGGCGAATGAGATGTTTCGCAGCCTGCAGGACAGGCTGGCCAAACAGGGCGAAACTGACAAAATAGCGCGTGAGCAGTTGGCTGTGCAGAAGGCGGCGGTTGAAGTGAACAAACAGATTCTGGGCGCGGTGTCTGGTGGTCTTTCTGGTGTTGCAATCTTAGGGTGACAGAATGCCGTATCCAGCGTTTCAAGAGCATGAGGACAGCCCGAAGGAGTCGGGGGACCGATCCGGCAAATACACGTTCACGCGCATATTTTTAACCGCGTGGAACGATCGTTTCGACTTCATCGCGGAGCATTACAGATCCGGGCCGTATGGCTTGCCGGCGTCCTATTCGCCACAGTGGGCGGGCATTTTGGCTGATAACTTTGAGATTAGCCGCATCAGCAATCTACCGTCGGGTTCGGTGGCAGATCCAAACTATGACATCATCACGCATGACGGCACGCTGGCCGTTATCACGATCACCTACACGCCAATTGAAGCGGCTGAGCGTGAAGCCGGCGACCCACAGAACCCCGAGGAACCGACACCGCTACCAGTTGGCACATGGTGCACGTACACACAGCGGAGCAACGTTGAATTCCGCAGCGTTCCGGGACGCGGCTGCAAGTGGCTGTCAGACGATGCGCTGCTGCCGGCAGACATCAACCAACAAGTCCCCGACTGCCTGACGAATCATCAGGTGACCTGGAATCAGGTGCGAACAGTCCCGTGGAAAACGTTGAGCAACATGAAAGGCACGGTGAATTCCGAGAAGTTTAGAATCCCCGGAAGTCCCCAAGTCTTTGCTCCAGAGACGTTACTGTTCGACGGCATGGAAGATGAAGTGACGTTGACGACGGACGGGCAATTCACGACGCGAAAAATCACGCTGACCTTCATCGAAAAGGCACAGAAGGCGTTCACGTCATCCGCACGAGGTGGAGCAGACAACACGGCGGCGATCATTTATGGATGGAATCACCAGTACCGCCCTGACACATCAGACTATGACAAAGTTCTGTCCGCCGACAGTTCAGAAACCATGTTTCAGACCTATAATTTCAACTTGCTGTGGACTTCGCAGGTATGACGCAGGCAGACCGCACACCGCCAGTGTTTGAGTCCGGGGAACGCCTGACAGCGGCGGCGTTGAATGCGTTGGCGCAGTCTGTTGCGAGAATTATTGACCGGATGCAGGGAACGCAGGTCATTCAGCCATTGGATTTGTCCGGCAAGTTGGCAGGCAATCTGGCGAAGGCCACGAGCTTCAGCACAACACCAGGAACTGCAACCGTCAACATCTGGGGCAAGGACACAAACGGCAACATGGTTGACACGGGGCGAACCGAAACCGTGGTCAACAGAATGGAGCACATCGAGGGATTCACGGGCGACATCGTCTATTGCCGATGGATGGATGGTGAATGGAGGCTGGTGAGCCTGGATTGCGGGGGCTGAGTCATGCTGATGGGCAGGTGTTGTAATTGCATCGGCGAGCGCAGACCAACGACAATCAAAGGGCTGGACACGGGCGACGGAACGACCCTGTGGGAATACGGGCATGGTTCGTTCTGGCGTGAGCACTATGGCACCGACGAAATCACCGGCATCGAAGCCGCGTTGAGCGTGACGAAAAACCGTTTTGTTTTGGTCGCACTGCAGAACATCGGCGCATCAAATCCGTATGTCACCAGACCTGCCAGAACAGCCGGAGCACTGACGGCAAACTGCCGGGAGTCGATTGCTCTTGTGAAACTGAACGCAACAGACGGCACCGTCATAGAAACGGCAACAATTGACGGACTGTTTCAGCAGGACGGAACGGACAACAGTTTCACGCTGATCACCGGGCCGGATTACTATTCCATGAGCATCCGGAACGCTGCGGCGTTGTCCGGTGGGGATTACGTGATTTTGGGCAATCGTGCGGTGGCGATTGAATGGGTTGACTACACGACTGATACAGCCGACAAAGAGTATATTCTACACGCGCACATTCAGCAGGCCGGCAATGTTTATATCCGGACGAAAACAAGCCTGGAGGTGATCGAGTTGCAATACAACGCCACAGCTGCAGATGTTGAGACAGCGTTTGAGGCGACGGCAGACTGCACAGCAGCAACTGCAACCGGGGGACCGTGGCCACACCGGAAAATTGAATTGAGCGTGACGTGGTCCGCAGCGACTGGCGATATTGACGGCGTCAAGGTGGATCATCAATACGCTGTCACGGTCGGCGGCGGCGGTGGCACGTCAACGTGGGACTGGGTGTTGAGTCCACCACCAACGGGAGACTACTGGGGACTAAATACCGACAGCTGCACAGGTGGAGCTGTGGCAACGGCACCAGCGACACCCGGCAGTCCTGGAGACGTGGGGATTCCTGGCACGTGCGTTGGCGGTGGAGCAGGCTACACGGTGCAGCGTCCAACCTACGGGATTGCGGCACGATACGACACCGGAACGGGACTGATTACGAGCAGCGTCGGGTATCAATTTGGACTGCGAAACGGATCGGCACCGCCGAAACTGGTGGACAACAGCGGCACTGTTCCAACGACAAATTTTGCAGCAACCGCAGGAATCGACGACATCCGGGCGGGTGCCAGCAACCGCGTTGCCGTTCTGACGACGAACGGGCTGTACGTGGAGGGATGGGAAACAACAGGGCCGTGGTCAGCGGTTTGGCAGAAATGGGTCAACGTGCAGAATGTCAGCCTGTCAAACGTCGAGGGCGATAAGCAGTTGATCGAGTTCACGCGAGCGACATTTACCGCCGGAAGCCGGTGTATCGCGCAGGTGACGATTGCGGACGGCACAGCGACGGCGTCAGACTCTTCAGTGGTGAGCACAGGCAAAACACCGCGCGTGTATTACCACGAGGGCAGCAGTTCAAGCTGGAGCGTGGCGAACTACCCGGCAACCACGACAGGATTCGGCGGTTCGTTTCAGTACAATCTGGACGGCAGCCGAGTCTATGACGGCACAACGCAATTGCATGGCGTTGTTGATTATCAATATCCGCTGCTAACAGACGGCGACGGGTTTTACTCGGTCATCAACACGCAAGCGGCGGGTGTGAGGTTCACAGGTCCTTCGGAAACACCACCGATTATCAGCGGCACGAATGCCCGCGCGTATGTGTGGCGATGGTACACGGTGGACTGGGCGAAGCCAACACTGACGACGCAATTCAGGTTCCGATTTGCACGCACCGGGTTGACCACGAAAACAACGGCGTGGCTGGATTGGGACGCGACATCAGCCGAGATCAAAACAGCACTGGACAACATATTCACGGCAAACACTGGCGGCGTAACAGACAACGTGGTCATGTATCCGCTGGGCGGTCCGGCATCAATTATTGGCAACACGGATTACGGATTGTTTGACGTAGGGTTGGTGATTCGCTTTGCAGGATTTGCGAACGCTGCAGGCAATACCGAAGGCTATATCAATCCGAACTATTTGCTGGCGAATTCTGTGACGATTGAATTTCAGAATTTCATTCAATACTGCGCTGCAGGAATCGCGAGCCACAGCCGGACGACTGGCACAGTCAGGTGGACGCGAACGTGGGGCAGCAAAGGTGCGACATCCTACACCGGGCCGGGAGCACTGTTCAGGCCGTGGCTGCAGTCCGGGCTGTTGATTGTGCCAGGCGTGTTGGTCGATCCGGAATAGCCTGGAGGACAAAATGACCCGCCCGAAACCCCGCGAAAACGCGGGGTTTTTTATTTTCCAAAAATACTTCAGATTAGGGGTTGCACTTTCCGAAAATGAAAGTATAGTTCACGCATCGGAACGACAACCAAACAACGAACGAGGGGAAACGACAATGCGAAACATCGACCCACTGGAAAAGTGCATCAACGGAATCAGTTCAGCAATCTTCTGCCAGTTCGGCAACGCCAGTGTTGAAAAGCAGGACGTGCTGAGCGTTTTGAGCCGCGACGAGCGATGGGCGCACAACGTATTCAAGTATTTCGGGTGGTGGGTTGAGTACGGTTCAGTGCTGACGGGATTCGTTGCAAGCGGCGAGCCGCTGCGGGTGCCACGACCATACGACGGACGGACGGCACGAGAGATTGCCGGGGGTGCTGACAACCTCGCAAAAATGGCTGACAAGCTGTGGGCAAGAGTCGCCTGACACCCGCCCAAAACCCCCGAGAAATCGGGGGTTTTTTATTTTCTGGCAAGTTTTCCCAGAATCCTTCGTCACTTGCCAGCACTTCCGGGTAGCTCTCCAGATAGGGGCAATTGCGGAAATCTGGCGGAAATCCTGCCGGCCCGCCGTC